AGGCACTGCTAAAGTAAAATGTCCAAAGTGTGGGGTTACACTAGATGTACCATTTTATCAAAATGGCGATAGCTTGCAGTATGGAATGAATTTTTGTCATCAGTGTGGGTCGAAGCTGTTTTCTTCGGTCGATGATGAAAATACTGTAAGTACGGATTTCATATACTGGCTTAGTGACCATTGCTATCGAGCTTTTTGTGATCATCATGAATGTAAGTCATGTCCGTTCAGCATCACCAGGAATGGTTTTGATACAGTGTGTACCGGTCTAAACGATGCGCAGATATTGCAAATTTTCAATAGATTTTATCAAGAAATGGTTACGGCAGATCCGCAGTATCGCTTTGATCTCTCGTTATAAGGAGTTGTCAGAATGAGTATTGAGTATTGTAAGTTGAATGAACATCCATCTAAGAAGTGGACTTGTACAAAAGAACAGCTGCAAGATGCTTGTCATGATTTCATAGTTAGATGCAACAATGAAGTTGATAATATTATGTATCATCGGATACCTGAATTAGTTGAAATGTCCGCATATAAAGGTACATTCGATTCAAATTCAGTAGAATTACTACAACTCTACAATAAACAGAAGGCTTGGGAAGTTGAAGCTCCTACAGTTATCAGACAACAGCTATTTCAAGTGCTTGTAGGATATTGTGAACAGTCATTGACTGAACCAATCACAGTTAAACTTGAATTTCCGTCATTGTCATTTACTGAAACTCATGAAATAGTCGATCTTTTGGCGAAGAAGATTAACTGCATAGTTGGATATGATGTGGTTTTGGATTCGACAGTATATTTTCTAAGGACTGAATTAACTACATACTTAGAACGTGAAATGGAACTACATCGTACAGATGGTAGTATACTGAGAAAATCTCTGAATGATTCTGAGGAAGTGTAGTTATGGCAGATTCACATTTCTATTTATATGTCATGGAGTATTCAATTCTAAATGGATTTTTCGTTAGATTGTATGACGAATTCGGTAGAAATATTGCAGAAGTCGAAATCCCGGCATTCACTACAGACAAAGAAGCTGTAGATACTATAATCGCTTTTGCGAATACTCATGGTGCATATCATAATAATACGGCTGTCAGAATTCCAAGAGCGGCAGCTTCATTTATAGAAGAATTTCGTCACAGTGGCTGGACTGTGAATGAAAAGTCGGAATACTTCTGAGCGGTTGGTAGGAGGTAATTATGGTAAGAATAACCGGTAGTAAAGAAGAATTAGATAAGATACGGATAGTTCTTGAGGATAACCCTGAATTTCTTGCAGATGTGCAAATTGACATTCAGTCTGACATTCAACCTAACAAAGCTCATGCAGAAGTACACGAATCAAATAGCCATGAGGAAGTTGATGCAACGTGTACATTTGTAGAACGAATAAATGCGAATGAGGTTAGATTACAGGTTCGATGCTATGATGGCAGTATTATTGATGTGATTGTAGACAGGGACACTTTGAAACTCAACTTCAAACCATATTCTGATGAAGAGTGGAATAAGATGAATATGGATTTTGAAAACATGAATCGGCGTATCTGTTCCGGATGTCGCACCACTTTTTCAGAACACGCTATAACATTTGCGGCAGCTCCACCAGACTGACTTGAATATAAGCGAACATAATCCATATAAGGAGGTAATTATGGATACAAAGAAGGACAGAATAAGAATCACTGGAAACTATACAGACGGAAACTCAGATGATATCCACGCTGCTATAGACGGATTAAACCATTTCACTAAGAATTGGTGCATGAACGTCAAGCAGACTACAGAATCAAATGATTTGGTGTTCCGCTGTCATGAATGCCCTTTCAGTGGTGGACGTGGTTTTTGCCATTGCTTAGTCAAGTCATTTGCCTATTATCATGATGATGAATACACAAGAAGTGTTGATTTTGGAGCTATGGGGGCGGAGTAAATGGCTGAAGATAATATGTATAATGGGATAAAACCAGATGGTGCAAAAGCTATAGCGGATGCTTTAGAACTATCTGCTTATGAGCATAAGAAGTTAGAAAGACATCAGAGATTAAGTCAGCTTGCAGATGAAGATATAGCTTATACAATCAGAAGAAACGTTGATTATTTCTGGGCTGATTATTATTTTAATGATGCACAGAAATGGCTTTCTATAAAGGCAAATAAGTATGATAAGCGTAGGAAGTATCCTGAGAAAGAAGCATATGAACATCTTGTAGCTATACTTAAAAAGGTCTTTCAGGTCGAAGTTCTTGAAATATTTAATATGAGCTACGAAGGTTATGAACAGTACACTAGATGGATTGAATTTACAACTGATAGCGATTATGTATTCCACATGACTGTCCCTGTTGTTAAGAGAATCACGACTGAACTTATGCCGATGGTCAATTATGGTAAAATTGCACTTGGGTATTATCAAGCTGAACATTCTATAATTATATGTGGATCATCTTATAACTTATCAGAATTGAAGCCTGTAATGGATGAAATTTTATTATCAGAAGAGCATAAGAAGCATTGGTCTAAAACAAATCACTGATTTGGGGGGAAGTAGAAGTGGAAACTCTAAACAAGTCTGCACATTGGGTCAAGTGTGACTATAAGCGGCTGGATGATGCCGGAGAAGTTCAAACTTACATAGGACAAGGTGTATATTGTTCCAATTGCAGAACCGGCAGACACAAGAATGAAGTCACAGACTGGGTATGTTGCCCTAACTGTGGGGCTATGATTAAAAATATTATTAAATCGGAAGGTGATATAAATGAATGATATGAAAGACAACGTAAACCACCCTGATCATTATCAGGGCAAGCATGAGTGTATCGATGAAATGCTTGCTTTGTTCGGCATAGAAGCTGTCAAGGCATTTTGTAAATGCAACGTCTACAAGTACCGTTATCGGGCAACCAGAAAGAACGGTCAGGAAGATCTGGATAAAGCTGATTGGTACATGGAAAAGCTCATGGAGCTTGAAATAAATGGTTGAGAGGAAATCAACCACTAAGAAATCTCAGAAACGGTATACTATAAGGAGGAAAAGATGATTCTGATAACTAACACTACAATGGTAGGCCACATTGCTATGTGGCTGTACAGACTAGCTCCTAAGCATCAGCCGAGAAAAGTTGATGTTATAATGGAACGTGTCAATAGTCATATAGATAGCGTGTTTGACACACCTATAAAGCGTGATCCCGAATTTAAGACACATGAGTTTGAGAATCGTGATGACTTATATCAGTTTATCGATGAACTGATGAAGAACATCAAGGAATTCAGAGAACTTAATCTCACCTGGCAGGAGTATGAAGCAGGTATAGATCCTGATAGTCCGGATAGAGAAAATACAATAGTGTTTACTTCTATGTATGATACAAGATCCTCTGAAGATTGGTACACAACAGATTTTATCGATCTTGATGCTTTTATACAAGATGTTGTTTGGACTCTTCTTATGGAAGATAGTGCTGAAAATGGATGATTATGTATCTAAAGACACAAGGAGGCTGAAAAATGCGTGATCTAACAGATGAAGAAGCAAAAATTTACAACGATCAGCTTGAATCCGAAGCCATAGATACAACAATTATGATCCTTGATAATCTTCGTCCCTCATGCGAATCCAAGCTGACGTTTACTGAGGAAGAGGTCTACACAGCATTAAGTACAGGAATATCGGCTATCAAGGAACTTGAGAAAGCTAAAGGACTTCTGAAATCGGCGGTTGAGGATGTCAACTCTAACAATTTTTGTCATAGATTTGATACTTGCAAAGTGTGTGCCAAAAGATACAGTATATCCTGCGATAAAAAGTTTAAGTGGCATTACACAGATGCGGTCTTAAAGCTGATAGGAGATGAATTAAATGGGGTATAAAGCATATAGTGATAGTTATCTTATGTCTCTAACAAAGGCGCAGATTATAGAGTTGCTGTGGGTTGCAGAACATAACTTCTTTGCAACAGAAGAAGCTCTAAATAATTCTGCAAAGGTGGGAATGGGGATAGCTGAGAAGTATGATGAAGCAAAGAGACTTCTGAAAGCGGCGGTCGAGGATTTAAGCATTACTGTTGCCAAGGTTTACAATGGCGGTTTAGTTTGTGAATGTTGTAAGTGGAAGTCTCAAATAGATGGCTGCTGTTGTCCTGGTGATGGTGGCTGTGATGTTGCATATCGATGGCGTTACTCCGATGAAGCCAAAAAGCTGTTAAACGACGAAAAATAAACAACGTAGAATAGGCAAAATCTAGCCCTATTTTATGATAAAAGTTGTGTTTTAGGAGGAAGAAGATGGATGACTATGCTTGAATCAGAACTCTATTGGATTGACCCAAAGCGAGAACTGCCGAAATGCAACCATTCAGATGTAATCGTGCTTTATAATGATGTGTGTTATATAGGGGTATTCATTAGAAATAACCACGCTGATATATTTGTCATCAAGCACAATGACTGTCCATACATGAAGCAAAGTACAGATGTACAAGGATGGTTGCCAATTCCCAATAGGGAGAACATCAGATGATAAATGCTGCATTTCATCTAAAGGAGTTGAGTAGTATGAATAAATCTTTCCATTTATATATGAATATAGACGATAGCCAAATTGTCTTGCATAGCTATGTCAAAACAAAGGAGGCTATCGATGCTGATTTTCCTGTGATTATGACAACACAAGTTTCCCTTTGCACGACCAAGTTGTTTGAAAAAGGATATCGTATATTCGTATATCCGAAAGTAGGAGACCCCTTTGAAATAACTCTTGGGAAATGTGAATGTACCGATAAAGAAATCCGTATGTGTCATTGCTTAGATAAGATGCTTCTAAATGGTGCATTTCAAAAAGACGGAATGATATTATTCTAATGATAGGGGGGGATTATGTGCTGAAAGATATAGATGGTTATGTATCAAAAGATAATCTATATAGGTTAATTTCTAAGATGAAACCGTTTCTTGATGCTGAAACTTGCAGTAATATAGTAGAAGCTATAGCAGATATGCCGAAAAGCAATGTCTCGGAAGTTCCTAAAGAAATATTTGAGGATCTTAAACTTGCAAAGCAATATCTATCCGAACTGATAAATATTGTGGATTCATTCGGTTTGGATGATATCTACAGCTGTGGTCAACATGATTATGCTTGCAAGAACTGCAAGCATTTTAGTGAACATCTAAATCACAACCTTTGTGAGGATGAAGAATTCTTTGTCTGGAAGCATAAGCAGGATGCTATTGATCTTATAAATAAGGTGGAGAAGTGAGTATGCGAGAAATATTATTTAGAGCTAAAACAAAAGCAACCAAAGAATGGACATACGGACATTATGCAAAACAGTACGATGTTCCTCAGATATATGCTGGTAATGGACATGAGTGTATATATGAAGATACACTGTGTCAGTATACAGGATTAACTGATAAAAATGGTACTAAGATATTTGAGGGAGATGTTGTTAGAATATCTGAGGACTATTATGACGGTATACACTATTCAGGCAACGAAGTATACTATTCAGACGGAGCGTTCTGTGTAGAATACGAAACGCCGGAATATGATGTTACATCTATTGGCTTCCTTGTAAGAGAGGGAGTTGAAGTTGAAGTCATCGGCAACATCTATGACAACCCTGAGCTAATCGGAGATGAAAACTCGGAAGGAGAATAATTTATGAGTAGGGAGATATTATTTAGAGGTAAAGCCATAAACAGGTACCCTAACCGTGAATATAGAACTAACTATAAAAACGGTGATTGGGTTTATGGGCTTATAACCAACCTGTGTGATGGTGTATTCGCAACAATGAAAAATACCGATGGTGTGGATGGCATAGATGTTGATCCAGAAACAGTAGGTCAGTATACTGGCTTCATGGATTCTGGACAGAATAAGATCTTTGAGGGGGACATCATAGAAATCAGTCGATTTTACAATGATGTTTCCCAGGCTACTGACAATTACTTATGCCGATATGATTCAAAGTCAGCTGCCTTTGTATATAACTATATCATTCCGGAAGATATGTCATCGTTTAATAGAAAGTATGTAATCCTTAGTAGACACGCAGACTTAGGCGACTTCATAGGACACACGTTAAAAGTAATTGGGAATATTTATGATACTCCGGAAATATCACTGAAGGGAATGGATATGTATAATGGGACAGAGACTTAATATTGAGATATTCAACAAAGGGCAGATTCTTGCAAATTCTTATTATCATTGGAGTGCTTATACGGTCGCTTCACTGGAATTAGTTCAAAAAGTGTTAGATGCTTATAAAACATTTCCGTTAGAATTAAGTGACAGACAGAAAGCAGTATTAGCATTACAAGCTACGGGTGCAGGACTTCCGAATGATGAAAGGGAAACTATATTCGCTAAGGATCTTGTTGATCTTACAGAGTTTAAGGGTAGAGACGAAGGAATTATTGCGGTATCTCCAAAGAATATACAATCTACCCGTTTTTGGGAAGAACACAGAGTGTCTATATACATAGACGAAGGTCGTATAGATTTCGATGTACTGGTCAAAGAAAATCGCTTTGATTATGACCGAAATACTAAGGAATATTACGGCGAAGGTGGCAGACCGATGTTTGAAGCTCTTCCTTCTGTAGACTGGAATGTTCGTGACATAAAAATTGAGGACTTCAAATCTTTCTTTTCTCTAATGGAAGATATAGATAAATCAGATCAACCGTTTTTCCGTTGTAGTGTATACCCAACTACTGCATACGGTATTATATGAAAGTGAGGAATTCAAATGGGACAAGTTATCATTTTACCGGAAACAGTTAAGGATCCTATATCTCTGATAGGACGTAGAGCTGGAATATGCTATCATGCAGATATATCTAATCCGAAAGCAAATTATCAACGAGGGTTGGATTGTATCAAGTCCGGACACGGCAGAACTTTGGAATTCGTAGATGTTCACATGGTCCTTAAAGGCTATTCCGCAAAAGTAATTCGTGAGTGGTATACACATATCGGCGGTGCCCCTACACGGTTACAGGAATCCACAAGGTATGTGGATTATACTAACTTCAAGTATATTATTCCTCCGGAGATTGAAAAGATACCAGATGCTAAAGCTGTATATGAATCTACTATGAATAAGATTTCCGAAGCAATGGAGTATCTTGAGTCTGTATATAAGATCAAGCGTGAAGACAGCTCTATGCTTTGTCCTTTAGGTATGCGAACTACAGAAGTTGATAAACGTAATGTCAGAAATCTGATCGATATGTCGAGAAATAGGGAATGTAGTAGGGCTTTCTGGGAATACAAAAATGATTTATTCCCAGATGTGAAGCGAAAGCTATCTGAGTATTCTACGGAATGGAACACGCTGGTAGATCTGACATTCTATCCAAAGTGTGAAATGCTGGGCTACTGTCCAGAAAAGAAATCCTGTGGTAGAAAATCAAAGTACAGACTTGAAGTCGGTGTAGATTTATCACATTTGGAGGGCGGTACAGATGAACAAAAGAATTCGGAAGAAACGTAAGGCACTGAAGTTGTTCAACACAATCAATGACTACAAAATTGTAAGATCAGGTGATTGTATAGTGTTCTGTGTTGATAGCTTATATCTAGGCAGTTCAACATATCAGCTCAGAGAGATCATTGATTACCTATATTCCATAGGAATACATTCAATAGCTATTCCCAAAGATTCCTCCGGAATGCTGGTACGGACGGATAAGCAGGATTGCATATCAGCGCTGAAGAATATGCTGTATATGCTTGAACATGGTGAAGGGGTCGGAATGGTGGTGAAATCATAATGTATCCATATACAGATCATATAGTTGATGCACTGGATGGTATAAAAGACCTGAAGTGCAATATCAATGAAATGAATGATAATCTTCAGAATTTCTATGTTCAGCAAAGTTTGCAGGTGTCCAAATTGTCTGCTGAAATAGATGATCTTAGAGTAACGCTCCGTTGGCATAAGTTCCTCACCGGGATGGCTTTAATGACACTAAGCATAGCAATTATAATAATAGTGCATACGATAGCATAATGGTGGAGGAATTGGAATGGTGGTGAAATTATGAATGAACAATGTTCAAACCTACACAATGACACTTACAAGTCACAAGTTACAATTCTGGAAAAACAGATAGACATATTGACTACAATGAATGGCAATCAAGATATATTGATAATGAAACTGGCTGATGAACTAATTAAAACAAAACGTATAGTTGGAGTATCTAGCTTTTTGACAGGTATTGCAACAGCTTTGAGCATAGCAGGTATCCTTGTAACCATTGTATGTAGATAATTAAAAAGCCGTAGGAGAGTATAACCCCTACGGCTTATTTTTATCCATACATAACCTTATATAATAATGATTCAATATAATCTTTGGGAGGTGTCTGCTTTGAGCGAAACCATGACGTTATCTGTACCAGATTACGATATTACACTAAGTCCAGGTGATAGCATTCGCATAGGTAGATTTAGTAATGTGGTCTGGACTGTAGCATACGGTTGGTATGGCTGGGGAGGAAATCGCACGGTCTGTGGCTGGTATTTGGTCAACCAGCTTACACAGGAAATCAAACCGCTACAATATACTGACTTAGAAGACACATATCTAATAGAAAAGAACGGAGCGTGATCAGTTATGATTACTGTATACAATATTAAACATCTAACGTGGGAAGGTCAGACTTCTGTATGTCATTATGAGCTGTTTGTAGATCAAGTATCAGATCTTCCAAATGATGTATATTACTTTAGTTCAGACAAGGGTAGATACAAGATAGCTCAAGGCTCTATAGCATGGGTAGTTACTACACATGAATTCTACATGATGGACTCTTCTGGAAACTGGATCAAGCAGGGAGATTGATATTATGGGTGATATGTTTAATGTTCTTATAGGAAAAAATCTAGCATCCGGCTCAGGTAGCGGTGGTGGCAGTGCAACTATCGACACGCTGTGGAGCGATAGCAATGGTGCAGCCGTGGGAACTCAATACCAATTGACCAGTAACATTAACAGTTATGATATTATTTATCTGAAACTTGGTAATCGTAATGATATAAGCAGTACAAATAGCTACACTCAATATTCTTTTCTTCCATCACTGACAGAAGAAGGTGAAGATACAGCGGTAGAGTGTTTTTATTTCATGAGAAATCTCCACGTTTCCTTCAATGGCGATAAATTTACTGTAACTACTTCCGGATCTCCAAATGAGAATTCTGGATATACCCCTGTACTTTGGCAGATTGTTGGTATCAAACTTGGTGCAGGAACTTCTAATAATACAGGTACAGGTATAAAAACATTAACTTATACAGGTGACGGCTTGGCAACAACAACAATCACTTTTCCGGAAACACCTACAGTTATTCTTTCTATAGATGGACCTGGAGTAGGTACGGGAATGGTAAATTTAGCCTCTTTCCGTTTTGGTGCAAAAGCTGTTAGCGGATCATGGAGCGATACGGAAGCAACTGGTACAAAAGCCAACGATATATATCTCTTAGCGGACACAAATAATAATACGCTACTTCTTTCTGGTGGCCAAAATGTAGGGTCAAGATGTAATGTTCAAGGTGCCAGCTATACAGTAACATATATTTAACAGGTAAGGAGACCTGTCCAATGGAAGTAAAACTCCATGATATGGTCTATTAATTTGATAGTTACGACAGTATTGACCACCATGATAAAGGGGTGATGCTATGCAAAATATGGTCGATGCCCTATTTCTTCGGGAATTCTGTAAACACGGCGGCGGTGGTGGCGGAGGGACTGATGCGATAAAAACTAATACCACAGCTGGCTGGAATGCACAACCGGGTTTAATATCAGAAAAGAACGTAATATATGTATACTCAGATTACGGACATAGGGACAATACTGATTTTGCAGCGATCAAAATCGGTGACGGTAACGCATACCTCATAGATCTCCCATTTGTCGTAACTGGAAATATAACGGAAGCTGACATAGACAATTGGAATAGTAAGGTTTCGGTTAAACTAGATACTTTGGATTTTGAGAATCTGATTTTTTACTAAGGAGAATGAGTATGGCTGATATATCAAAAATTACATTACCTTCTGGTAATACATATGATATTAAAGATGCCGTAGCAAGGGCTGCGATTGGTGGTGCTATAAAGATCAAAGGTACCACAACTACACCTCTAGAAGATGGGTCTACAACAAACCCCATTCAAATCAATGATGTAGCTTACACGGCAGTTGCTAATGATGCGGTATTTTATGGGGACGGAGAATTTGTCTTTGACGGTACTATATGGCATAAGTTTGGCGACATGAGCGGTATCGGCGAAATGGGTAAGGTAGACACTGGTACTGTAACAATACAGCCAAAGGGAACTAATAGTGCATCTGCGGTATCATTTTCCGGAGGGGCTACCGATAAAGTTCTCGGTGAAGCTACTACATTTACTAATCAGGCATCTTCTGTAACATTTGGAAATCACACTACTGCGACAGTGCTTACAGATGCAACAACCGGTACTGTACCTAAAACTGTAGGTACAACAAAGTATCTTAAAGGTAGTGCTACCGGTACAGCGGTTGGTGTGGCTACATCTGGGTCAGCTATTACAGATCTCGGAGATGCAGATGTAGATACATTTGTAAAATCATATCCAGGGGCGACTTCCAAGTTGGCAACTACAACTGTGATTGGTGTAGGTTCTACCACTACGACTGCATCAAAAGCAAGTGCTGGAACAGCTATTTCTGTTGCAAAGGTCGGTACATCAACTACTGTTGCAAATGGTAATCTAGGTACTGAAACGGCTACAAGAGGCGACAATACACCTATGTGGGGTGCCACAGTGTCTAATGAGACCCTTAGTTTCACGTTTAAGCCGATTTCGACAAAATCAATAACTCCGGCGGCATCAGCTGGTTCAATCACACCCTATACATTTGAGGATGTCGTTGTCCCCGTTAAGAATGCAAATGCTACTACCGTAGCAACCGGATCTTTGTCCGCTTCAGCTTCTGGCGGAACTGTTCTTACAGGACTTGGAACACCTACAAGTGCAAATGCTGTTACTGGATATAATGCTCCGTCTAGCGCCACATTTGCTAAGACTGTGAGTGTAACGGCTCAACCTACAATAACTTTGTCAAGTGCAGATACTACATCGACTGGTGCAGTTGAGTATGTAAAGTCTATCGGTACAAGTGGTACAAATGCAGTTACATTCAGCTCAGACACCACTGCTAAGGCTATTACTGCACTTGGAACAGCTACGGCGGCAGCTCAGACAATAACCGTTGGTACAAATGATAAGGTTACTGCTGTCACTAAAATTGGTACTGGTACGGCGGCAGCTCAAACCTTTACTGGTACTGAGGAAACTTACACTGTAGAGCCAAATACCGGCTCTTGATTAAAGGAGATATTATGGCATTTGTTGCTAAGATAAAGACACCAGATAATTCCTCATATGATATAGCTGGGACTATTCCAGCTGGTTCATGTGATGCTACGTCTACTTCGACTAAATTTACAGCGAGTGTACCGGGTATTATCGATTTACATGACGGAGTTTGTGTCTGGCTGACAAATGGCGTTGTTACTTCTGCAACTAACTTCACAGTTAATATAAATAATTTGGGGGAGAAGCCAGTATATAGAAGTAACGCTGCATCAGCTAGACTTACAACGCAGTTCAACAAAGCGTATACTGCATTGCTTATCTATAATGAAACTAGGATAAGCGGTGGGTGTTGGGACTATGTTTACGGATATGATTCTGATACCACATACACTCCACAGAAGCTAGGTTTCGGTTACGGAAGTTGCACTACCGCAGAATCTACTACCGCTAAAACAGCAACTCTAGCAGACTATGTATTGGTTAAAAACGGAATAGTATCAATACATTTTGAAAATGCCGTACCTGCCAATTCGACATTAAATATCAACTCTAAAGGTGCTAAAGCCATTTATTATGCTGATACAGCAGTCACAGATAATATAATTAACGCAGGCGATACCGTAACTTTTGTGTATGACGGAACTCAATATCGCATAATTGCCTTTGGTAGAGAAGAACAAAGATGTATCAACGCTATAGCTAATGCTGGAGCGAAGAATCTATTGCGCAATACTGCCACTTCATCTACAGTTAATGGTATTACTTTTACTGTAAATGATGATGGTAGCGTCACAGCCACTGGAACAGCTACAGCTAATGCGGATTTCGATATTAATGGTGATGCACTATCTGAGATTCCAGCTGGTAAATCCGTTATTCTTAGTGGTTGTCCAGCAGGCGGAGGTACTAGCACATATGAAGTAATTGCTTATCAAAAAGATGCTGCTGATGTTGGTGCTGGTGTGACATTTACAACGACTGCGAGCAATCTTATTTATATCAGGGTATCTACAGGGACGACTGTTGACCATCTTACCTTTTATCCGATGCTTCGTGATGCTGTTATAGTTGATGATACTTATGTTCCTTATGCACAAACTAATGCGAAGTTGACAGAAGAGATGCTTCCATTAATAGAAGATATTATTCCTTTTGTGTTGCGACGAGGGGAGTATACACTAAACGAAAATTCTGAACTTACTTTTGATACACTTGTAGAAACTAAATACTATAGATTTACAGGTAGTGCAGTAGGTAATCCTATACCGGGATCATATGGAATAGTTATAAATATTCGCTTTACAGCCTATGCTGTGCAACTCTGTTTTTCTCATATGTTGGCGGCAGATCCGACAAGATTGGTATTCAGACTAGGTGTAAATATGTCAACAACCCCTCTTTGGAGAGCCTGGCGAGAAGTTTCAACTACTGAGTTGACATAAGATAGTATGTCTAGTAGATTGATATAGAGACATGAATTGAAATGAGGTTAAAGCAATGAAAGTTAATGTAATTGGAAGCGCTATATCCGAAGCAGAAAAGCAGGAGTATATAAAATATGCAATGGAGAAGTACCATGAGCGTATAATATCTCAGCTTGATATTGAAGTTGACGGTGAATACGTCAATCTCAGATGCGAATTTCTAAATCCCCCATTTGATAGGATAAGGCGGATAACCGGATATTTGGTTGGATCCTTAGATAGATTTTGTGACGGTAAGAAAGCCGAAGTGCATGATAGAGTTAAACATACAGTATCGGAGTGATTATTATGTCAAGAACCTTATGGAATGAAGGTAGAGTAGTAGGATACTCTGCATATGAAGTGTATATCCGTCAGCTTATGGCGGATGATCCAACAGCAACCCCAGCAAGCGAGAAGGAATGGCTAACATCAATGCTTGCTTTGGGTGGGTCTATGTTACTATATGTATCGGCAGATACCACGGATTCTCTTCATTATGTGGAATATGATTTGCCGGAAGGCTGTCGATTGGTTGCAGCTAATAATATACTGGCGTCGTTTTTCATCGGAAATGCTTATCTTACAGATGTTTCAGCACATTGGCCTTCTAAGGTAGTAGACTACGGTCCACTCATATCTAATACTGAGGAATCACACCCTACTGGTAATCTTGTACCTCCGGCCAATGTGGATTTAGAAGATTTTTCTGATGACACACTCAATGCAATGAAAAACTACATGAAGGTAGTGGACGGCTTAGTTATTCAGCCTGGTACATGGACAGTAAATTCTCCGTCATTAAACCCTTATGAGGATTTCAGTCCTACATTAGCTCAGGTCCCAAAAATCAGACTGATGATCGATGGTGTGGTAGATACTCCGTTTTTTATTCTACTGACTGGCTTTACTGATAAAGGTATAATCGGTGGTATGGTAAAAACAAATTCTGCTGTGAACACTTCTGATCCTGCCAATGGTGACTTCTTAGGTCCAGCTGCATTTCCTTGGGCTGCCAAGATATCCTTCTCTGTACCAAGTGCATTTGTCAATAAGTTTGTCGCTACTAAATCCGAGTATGTTCGTGAGTTCCCAAAGGGTACAACTGCAAAGAAGAATGACATGGGTGCTATTGTAGATATGACCTCTTGTAATCCTGAGCAGTATTATTTCAATCACACTGAATATATGGATGCTACTAAGAATATCGAAGTTATCTCTATAACCGGCATAGATGAATTTTCCGCAGTATTGATGACATATCAGCCATCAGAAAATTTACCACCTGCACTATATGGATCCTTGCTATGGAATGGTCACGCCGGACTGTGGTCTGCTGCCCCGATTGACACTGTAGCACCTGGTACAACCAAAATCTTCGATAGACTGTATGATGTGGCTGATGTCTCCACATCCATGAGCATAGTGACTGAGCTGGAAGAAAATGCTTTAGGAACAGTCGGAATATTGCGTGATATCGGAGATATTGACAATCAGCCCGAATATCCAGCGACCTATGTATTATATCAACATGATACTTTTACCGATGCGGCTATTCCAGTTGCTAAGGTAGATAAAACTGATTTGTTTGGTATGCTTGTAGCACGGGAAATCCACTACAATGGCATTGAAACGACAGCAAATGTCGTAGGACCATATTTAGCAGTTGAAGGTTCTATTCGGTCTAATTACTTTGATGCTCCGATATTGAATAGTGGTGATCCGTTACCAGCTGGATATGATATATGGACAGAAACTGACTGGAAGATGAAACTCAAGGACGAATACTCAGTTATTAAGTCCGCACTACCTGCCGCAGCTCAAGCCGATATAGATAATACAGGATATATTTCAGCGGCTACCATACAAGCAGATCGTAACCCATACTGCCAGGTACTTTCATATATTGGTCGTAGAATTACTGGACGACTTTCAAACATCATACAGCAGAAATGTGGATATACCGTATATGATTCCAACGAGGAACTTACCCCAGCTTTTAGCACGGGTGGGTACTGGCAGTCCGCTACTAAGAACTTGTGGGATCAAATTACAGCCGGAAGTAAATCAGATTACTACGGTGTTATTATGGGAACTGAGCATTCTAATAACTGGGTATGGCCTGTTCACCAATCTGATCATGTGCTAGACATCACTACTCCGATGGAATTTAACATCATAGCTAACGGAAATCCAATCAATCTTGTGGGATTTGAGAACTCTGATACGGCTGTAAGAAGTACAAAACTTCTAGGGTCATATTGGAATCTAAACACAGGCTCAGGTTATAAAAACGGTTGGGCTTTTATCAACAGAATTACACCAACATATAGTTCTACATTACCTGCTAGTGCTACAGGACAAATTACAAATGCAAATGCCTTGTTACCAGTAAGCGGTCACTATAATGTCGCAACATTATCTAGTTTATATACCGCAGATGTACTCAATGTCTTTGGTATCCATGAAGATTATTGGAATCTACCACTTAACCAGTTCCTTAAAATTGCAGTATATACTGATGTTGGAACAAAACAACCACTATCTCCTGATGGTACATGGAGTTCTAGGAATATTAAACAACCACAGACTATTAGTAAGGCTGTTCCGCTTGATAGTTCGGGGCAATCAACCGCAGAAGTTGAAGCTGGACCTATACTCAACCTCTTCAATTCAGCTTCATCAGTAGGTAAGGTACAGCTAATCGCAATTCCGGCTGAATATCAATCAACAGATCCATATCCAGTAGGTGCATTAGTGCAAACCGGAAGATTGCAAAGCGTAGCGCTTTCAATGCTGGATAAAGACGGAGTACCATATATCCTTGAGGGATCGGCAGGCGATATAATTGTACCAGATACTGGATTGACTTGGGAAGATATTATAACTGCACTGTATCAGAATAGGAGTCTTGATATCCTAGGGGATAAGCTAACTACTCTACGGAGTAATATTAAGACCGTTGGTGCTGACTATATAGAATTCCAGAATGGAAAACGAATAACCGGAGTGTGATTGCTGATGAAGATATACTGCAAAACTACTAATATCCCACCAGCAAGCACCGTAGTCAACATGGTCGGGAAGTATCTGTACAAAAATCTGGATGGTGCATACAAGTTTACAAAAGATAGAAACACTTTTGATGTTTACGTCACTTTGCTGTATGAACTGAAAGAAGAATATGGCGGAATACCGAATGATGTTCAGGAAATGACTATCAATATAAGCATTACAACTTACCAGAATAAAATTCGTGTAGATACTATCGAAATGACCCCAGAAGAAAAAACCCTCGGCTTTGATCTGTTCAAAGTCGAGGATATGCTGGATATGGAGCTTGCTATGAGTACGATAAAATGGAAAGTTGGCAATAGAATCCGAAAAGCATATAAGAACTATATCATTCTATTTTGATGGTGGTGAAGTAGATGCTTTACAGAGAATTTGCTGAAGTAATGGATTTCTTGGGGCTATCTCAGCCTAATAATACCCATAAGAAAAGGTATATGTGTACTGTCAGCACAGACAGTGGACTAACAAATATCTGGTGTACTTATGATAGATCTGGTACTAAAATTGATGTGTACAGCAATTATAGTCCTAAAAAGCAATATATTGCTGAAACTTCTGAGGATATTATCAAGGTAGTCGAAGCTGCCTGCGGTGATATTTTTTATAATCAGATGATGATCGATTCATCTTGTAGATCCAGCATCACAGCCGCTATCAATACCAAGAACCTTGCGCAAAATCTGGTTAGAGTTAAGTCCTCAAATGTTTGGGCTTATGGACTTAATATTCGTGATAGAAAAGATAAGACCGGTGACTTAATCGTTCAGTTCAAAAACAAGAATGGTGGTCCGGGAGATGTATACATCTATTATGATTTCCCATCAGCTTTGTATAGAAAGTGGCAGTCAGCTCCGTCAAAAGGACACTTCTTCTGGGTATATATTCGTAATAATTTTAACTATTCCAAGCTGACCGGAAATAAGCGAGGAGTTCTTCCTAATGCTATCAACAGTTACGGAGGTCAGCCATGAAGAGATTGATACGAAAAATTTACGGTACTACAACCCAAGCTATGACCAAGGGAACAATGTTTTATCGTCTAGATCTAAAGGATATTATCAAATATTTTTCAAAATCATCTGAAAATTGCTGGCTCTGGATCTTATTCAAAGAACTAGGTTTTGAAGCAATTGATTTTGAAAATAATCTATTTGGTAGCTTTACAGATGATGATGAAATATATGTATGTGTTACTGACAATAAACCTATTTGGGTTCACGGTAAATCAATCAGCCCAGAATATGCGGCTGATAAATACAGCGTCGAAGAGCTGTCAAAATATATAGTTGAAGGTACTGACTATATCATACATCGGTATATTACGGAGCATGAAGTGTTTGAACCTGATTATGAATTATACTATGATGACCTGATAGATGCTGGGTACTCAGAAGATAAAATTGAGAAGGATGCCCTAAAGTTCCCTGATAGCAAATTTGCTGAAATAGAAATATCCCCAGAATAAACTGGGGATATTTTCATATATCAAGATTATCAGATAACCTTTTATATAGAATGTCCAAGGATTTAGGATAAGCTGAAGTAACCGTGTCTTGAGGTAAACAATACATATCAGCTATATCCTTCAAATCCTTATCGGACAACTTCGATTCTCTTTCTATCATTTCTTGAATCAAAAGTTCCTCAATTGAATCATACTTTGTGGTTTGGTACTTTTCAATTCCCTGAACTGGTTCTTTTGATTCAAGGAAGGTATCCAGCTCAGATATGTCAGCCGGAATATTAGCCCCAAGAACAGCTTTAAGAGCGATCATGTCATCTGCTGGTAATACTACCTTAGAAAGATCTTCGTATGTGATTTTCGTCCAATGTTTCCCAAGTTGCTTCGCTGCCTTAGAACAAGCAGTTCTTCGCTGAGTATAGCTCACTACAGAAAGATATCGTTTGATCTCTTCTGATATTCGTGGCTTGAAGAATACGGCAAAGGATAAGTCAGCACGATATTTAGGTGTCCACTTGTATTTCCACCACATACCAAGAAATGACATGATAGCTGTCTGGAATTTATCTTCATACTCCACGCCTTCAACAAAAGTCGAAGATGCCACATATCCAAAGAATGTGTAGTTGAGATCAAGAATTTCATCCCTAACATCGAAACACTTTATCCTACTATCATAATCCATAGGTAATGAATCGTACAATTCATTGGTTTTTGTCTTTATGTATTCGGCGCTGTATTTTCCCATGATATTCACCCCGGTGCGTATAATCTACAAATACTATAACGATTCTCTAAAAATGAAAACTACTTATATAAAAGGTTAGCTCCCACAATTTGTGGGAGCTTTTGTTATAGAATATTTAGTTCCGTCCATACTTTGTAGATTTTAGGTCCTTGAATAGCAAGCCAGTCAACTATTTCTTCATCAATAGCCCAATGATCAGACTTATGTGCATTGTTGTCCAGACCGCTTTCCGCAAGAAAGGCATGAATAATTTCATGGCGTAGAACTTCTTTGCGGTGAAGTTCATTGTCAATGATGTTCATGTAATCTTTAGCATCGATACAGATTACCTTAGTAATGGGGTCTGTGTAGCCGTATAAATCAGTCAGCATGGTATCTTCTTCCGGTTGCTTGAATAGAATTTGATAGGGTGTACCTAGGATATTGATTTTAGTTTTGTTCATCATAGGTTTACTCCTGACTGTCAGCTGGGTAGTCTGATATAGTAACGCCTTTGATTATAACGGCGTTGAACATGGTTTCCATGATCTTATCAACTTGATCCATGAAAACCTTACTGCTTCCAAAGAATCCATGATGCTTACTGTATAGAGCTAAAGTTATGGGCTTAGGGATCTGTATCCCTAATTTGTCGGCCATTTCCAGCAGATGCGCTTCACGTTCAGCATTGGTACATAGGATAGGTATATTTTGGGCTGCGGAGTGCCTAAGAAGACACTCCGTTTTGCCTACAGTTCTTCCACCAGTAATAATTTCGATCATCTACTATCACTCTCCAATCATTTCTACTTCTGTTACTACCAGCTCACCAGCAATGCCTACCGGAAGTACATAATCTCTATCTGGTCCGAAGAATACAACTTCGGTCTTGCCGGTGATAGGTGAAATTCTTTTTTCGCCGCAGTATACGGCCTTGACGCCATCACGCATTTCTACGGTAGCTGAATCGATGATGTCTTCACAGTCCAGCACATCCTTGAATGTAGCAAATCTGTTATCCTCTGGAATCAGAGTGGATCTGTATTTCGCAAATGTCTTACGAAGATCAGCCATGATCTCAGGCTCTTTAGCTGCCGCTTTCTTTGTAAGTTTCTTCCCATCCAGAAGATGCTCAACTACTTTAATAGTATCCTTATCCATGTTCAATATGATATTCCTCATTTCCATTCTAAGTTTTTCAAGTTCAGATGCGGTAAAGCAGTCTGAACCGATGATCGTATCAAACAGATCCAGTACGTCATCATTGACAACAGTAAACTGTGACACAGTGTATGCGAATCTATCCTGTTCCCTCTGAACCCTTCTGAGACAGCCCATGCAGTTGTATGCTACTCTGTAGATATATGCCGGAGTGAATTTCTTGGGATTGTCCATTATAATAGGAACATTCTTCAGCAAATACTGCATTACGGTAGAAACTCCGTCCTCCTCATCAGTGAATTCACTGCAAGCCTTTGTCCAAGCAAGTGTGATCTGGTCATAGAAGTTGACAAATAAGGCTGCCGCTTTGAGTCTGTTCGGGATTGACATCCATGTAGTATAGTCAATAGGGAATGTTAATCCTATTGCTTCTCCGAAAAGATTAAATGTGTCCTTAAACTCTTTCATAATAATACCTCTTTCAAAAAAAATAAATTGTTGATGTGTTTTGATATGTTTCTATGCTTACTTTAACGATTTGTTATTTCAGCATTTGTAAGTAGCTTCCAGAAGTTCCCGGATTCTCTGGATCTTAGCTAGATTCTTTTCATTCCGGGTGAACTTTACTTTGTTGATGAGCTTTTCAACCATTTCCAGATCCTTATCACTAAGCTGCTCCAGAATCTTGAAGAACTCAGCTTCATCTGCAAGTCTATCGAATTCATCTTCCAGAGATTCGGTAGTGATGTAATCAAAGTTGAAATCAGCATAAGTGAAGTTGTTTTCTGCATCAGTTTCTATGGTCTGTTCGTAGCTCCCACGCTCCCCGATGAAGTCACCGAAGATGCTTCTTCTATTGTGATAAGCAGCTACGTCTTGCTTGATCCTACCAAGTGGGTAGATAGCATTGAATGTGACCTTATACATATAGCCAGGAGTGTATCTTTTAGCCTGATAGAGTATCATTGGTACATTCTTAATGATGTACTGGATAACTGTTGAAACTGCGGTTTCTTCTTCTATAAAAGGGTAGCTGTCCTTATTCTTTTGATAAGCTAGGGTTATTTGATCGAAGAACTGTATGAACAACCCAGCAGCTCTGAGCTTTACCGGAAGTTCTCTCCACCCTTCATATGTTGAAATATCGGCAGGATAGTAGTCTACGGCTTCTTTGAACAGTCTGTAAGTCTTAGTGAATTCATTCATTATAATTGCCTCCTTTATGCTGTCTACTGTGATAGACAACTTATCTTAATAATATTGTACGTCAAAATAGACAACTTGTCAATTGGCATAACGCCCAAAAGTGCAAGGCAAAATTTGTCTATTTTGACGTACAGATTATTTTATCGAAACTATTGACATTTTGTACGCAATCGGGTACAATAGAGTTGAAGGGAGGTGATTCTATGTCGATTTCATTTAGAAAGTTATTCATTCTTATGGATGAAAAGGGCATCAATAAAAGTTATCTTAGGAAGAACGGAATTCATGCTAATACTGTAGATCGACTGATTCATAATGAATCAGTCAATTCAGAAATTATTGATCGTCTATGTAAGCTCCTGAATTGCCAGCCTGGTGACATAATGGAGTATATTGATGATTAAGTAAGTTGCATTGAGCAAGCCACGAAGTTTCGATTGGTTATTTTGCACACAGTACAGGTGGTATTTTTCGACAAAATTCCCTATTTACATTTATTTTTATATGTGATATAATGTTGATAACGACTAAAAACTTAACTAACTGTTTATTGTTTATTGGTTGTTATCAATATTTTTTGGAGAGAATGTTGTGGATGAAAGAAAAGTAATAATATTAGAATCGGTCAGACCTTTAATTTCGTGCTTTGTAAAGAGTGATCATTTCAAAGGAGGTTATCATGAGAAATACTGATGAAATTCAGGTTGTTGATAAAGCCTTGATGCTTACGACCAAACTACGACAACTGAATGAAGAACTGGAAACCAAAACGGAACGGATGGAAGAATTAAAATCTGAGTCATATAAGAATCCTCCAGCAAAACCAGAAAGGGTTGTCGAGCCACCCATAACTAAACCAGAGATTACTTATGACAAGAAGTTCAATAGAAATTCATTATTTCCGTCAATGGTTGTGTGTGGGGTTACTGTGTGGCTTGTTTTTCGGAATGATACCACGTTTGCAGCGATTCTTATTTTGGTGATAATGTTCGGTTGGCCAGTGTACGCATGGAAAAAGTACAAGAAACACAAAGCCCGGGTTCAAGCCACTAAAGACACTATTGCCAAATCCCCTGAATATCAAAAACGTTGCCAACGATTAGAAGATTCTCGCACCGCTAAACAACAAGAAAATGATGCTTTATATCAGAAGCAATTAGATGAGTGGAATAACATAATCATGCCTAAATACAATGAAGATAAGCAAAAGTGGACACAATTCCATTTATCTTCTATTTCAAAATGGCAGAATGAAATTGATGTTGTGAGCGGAAAGCGGTATGAAGCTGAACAAGAACTTGAAAAGCTGTACGCAGAAACAAAGTTGATTCCTATAGACTATAGAAATGAAAAAGCGTTATCATTCATAAAACAAACTTTGGATACAACTGATTATGATATGAAAACCGCTATTGAAATGTATGATCGCAAACTACAAATGGCTTTAGATGCTATCAAAATTCAAGAACAGCAGAGACAGAATGCTTTGCTTGATGCTCAGAATGAACTTCTTGATGAACAGAATGCTCATGCCTATATGCAGAATGAACTTCTATATCAGCAGAATGAGATTGCGGAACAGGCAAGGAAGGAAGCCAAGGTAGCCGCTGCGATAAGTGCAGTACAGAGACATAATACCAATAAGTATTTGAAAAGATAAAATTGAAATACCCTACGGAGAAATTAAAATCCGTAGGGTATTTTTAGCTTCAATTAAAATCTTCTTTAATCAATTTCAAATATTTAAGCCCACAATTCAAATTTGTGGGCTTATTTTAATTTGTGATCGCAAGAACTAATCGTTACTGAAGATGAAAGGAGTTGATCTCTATATGGGATTCTTTATCATACCAAGTCTTAGATATCAGATATCCGGCATCTACATTATTCAAAATCTCAACAATGATAAAGTCTATGTCGGAATGTCAAAGGATATCATTCGCAGGCTAAACGGACACAGATCTGAGCTTGAGAGTGGTAAACACATAGTATCGGATATGCAGCTTGATTACAACAATGGCGATCACTTTATTGGATCTATAGTACGAACATTTAAGGCATCTAGACCGACATACCTGACGAAACTTCTGAAAACATATGAGTACGAAACGATGATGTCATTCAGTAGGCGGCGTCTTTACAACCGGGATTTGACTCCACCATATCTGTGGGAAACAATAATGTGGATCCCTGATGGCATCCGATCTGACCAAAAATATCATCACGGGGATATTTATAACTCAGAGTATCAGAAATACATACTTTCTGAATCAGACCCTAACCAGGTCGAGTATGAATTTTTGAAGTCAGAATGTGAGAAACTATTCAATGATCCGGCATCCAAATTCAGAGATATAATTAAATATCTTGCCGAACTTCCGTATCCCGACAAAGAAAATGCGATAAATGAATTAGCGAAAAATCTCTGACAAATTCAGTAATTTCATGGGTTTCAGTAAAATTGAAGCCCATTTATTTTACAAATTTGACATTGAAAATGCTTGTTTTACTACAAAGAATTTGTAGCGAATTAAGCAAGTTCGCTATATATAATTAATATTAATTAGTCGATTAATTAGAAAAGAAAAATTAATTAGAACTAAAGAAATAACAGCCTTTTCTTAAACCATATTTCTTTTCTCATAAACAGACAATTTTAGTAAGGGGGTAAAGTGTAGTCAGATGTCTGAATGCCACCCAAACAAACCCGAAAGTTGACAATCGTTATTATCTACAGACGAGGCAGCACAGGCCGGCTGCCCTCAATATTTTACATGGAGTGATGATTTATGCGCATACAATCAGCTATAGCTAATCTGAGAAAGGTAGCTAATTTCGTTTCTGACAGTATGAAGTCAAATACTGCCTTTTATGAGACTACTAAACGTCAGTTTAGTGATATGCAACAACTCTGTAATGATATTTCTGATATGATCAGCGAACTCTTGGGTTTTCAGCCCACCAAAGCCACACCACCGGAAACTAACCTTTATGATGAAAGGCTCGATCGCATCGAATCTGCCATTCTTCAGCTCTGCGAACGTGTGGATCGAATAGAAACTGCTGGTACACATCCTGCTGACCCAGCTGAATGTAATTCCGAAGTCATAGATGATGAAGTTGCTGTAGCTGATGTCATCACTCCTACAGAATCGGGGGATTCTGTATCTACTGTTACAGTTAAGGCTAAATCTGACAACGGCTATACAAAGACATTCTGTCGTGATGTAATGCAGAAATATGGGGATGTCCTCCGCAAAATGGCTAAAAGGAAATATCCCTCTGAGCACATAAACATTCTGACTAAGCTGCTTTGGGACTGGTATAATGCCAGGTTCATAAACAATCGTAGGTATAACTGTAAGTTCCGATATTCCATTCTACGGTTCAAGAAGTTGATTCCATCAATTGTGATTGCATACGCATATCACATGGAGTGTGGTGATACAGATACCTTTGTTGGTGATTTTTATAACTGGATTTCGCTTCTGGGAACGGATAGTAATGTAACAGATCATTATGCGACTCCATTTGAGATTTATGATATCGAAATCAATAAGAATAGCAGATATGCTACCGAAACCGCTGAAATACTTTACAATATGCTTTATTATTTAGGGCTTTGCGAACTTGACAGAAGTTTCTTTGTTGGTAATTGCCAGGTCGCTATTAATCAAGAAATGGTGGCGTCCTATATGGAAGTAATGGACTATGATATATACAGCATCTATGATGATTTTAGAGATCATCTTGAAGTGCTTGATAGGATTGGCCTTGGTGAGATGAAGAATATGGAGGAATTTACATATGTCATGCTCTAAAATTGAAATCTCTCAGTTTATGGATAAGTTCGACTATCCCATAAAGTTTAAGGCTAAATTATCTACAATGCACAGCGATATTATCGATTATGCGGTAGCTCATTATGTGAACTCCAGGTCGTTTAAGCTGAAAATTGCTTCGATGCTTAATACAGCCGCAGCTATAGTTTTGCTTAATGAATCCTGCGATATGGATTTATCCTTACCGTATGACGAGATTCAGACACTAAATGATGATGACTTAGATACTATGCTTGGTGATAAATATGTTCCAGTTTCAAGGATAGAATGGGACATATCAAATGCAACACCTACATCAACTTCGGTTACTTCTATCCCCAAGAAGGTGAAATCTTCTACTACATCTAAATCCGGGGGAAACTCTGAAAAGATAAATCAGAAGCATTCTGTATCTACTGTTGTGGAAACTCCAAAAGAAGATTTATATCTCAGACCTCCGATCATACCAAGATTTGATCCTACAAAGCCCTGGCTTGATATGGTAAAAGACGGTG